TGGAATGGGCGCATTTTTTCTGGTTCAAGAGTCTGAGCCAGAAGTTCAGATCCAATTCCAATTGCGGCTTCACCAGCGAGCGTTTGACCGCCGGGAATAAAAGCAGCAGCAAGTGGCCCACCATATCGAAGCGTATTGGCGGCAACTTTTCTTGCTCTTTTACTGTCGTAATCGACCAAGAATTCACGCTCTTTGTCGGTAAAATCTTCGTCTGGAAGCGGCTCGTAGTTGCCAGCTACAAATTTCTGGAACTTACGCGCACTATCTTTTCCAAGATAAAAATCAGCCTGCTGAACAAGAGGATCTTGAGACTCAAAACGCTGCTGTTGGCCAACTTGTCCAGATTTAATAACCGCTTGATTCAACGCCTGCGGAGAACCAATAGTTTCAAGCGTTTCCGGCTTTGGTGCAACTTGGGGAATAGAAGGTTTAGCGGAGGCTTTTTCGGAAATTGTCCGCTTTACGGCAGACTGAACAACGTCGTTTGGAGTTCCATCTGGAAACTCAAGGATTCCGATACCTTCGATTTCAGCTTCGATTGGCATAATTTATTGAATCATGTTTCCCTGAGAGTCAAAACGAATCCTAGTGCCACTCTGAACGGTTGAAGGTTGAGTAACAGTTGCCGGAGCAGCTTCCTCTTCAACCCCAAGAACCTCGTTTGCCTTTTTCTCCAAGTCGGCTATATAACCAGAATACTGAGGATTATTAGCAATCCCCTGAGTCCTAAGTTTATCGATTCGGTCTTTCAATGTTCTGGCCTGAAGCAACTTGTAGGTGTTAACACGGTCAGGAAAACCGCTGTCAGTTGGATTTCCTATGTTTGATGTGATTACACCAATTTCAGATTTTGTTAGAGCTTTACCGCCTCGCTTAAACAACGCTCCGCTTCTCAAGTTGTTATAAACCTGATTAGCCTCTCGCTCTGTTCCAAATGCTCCAGACATCTCGCCAGCCTTAACCCTTACATTGAAAGTTGGTCCATAAAGATCTTGATTAAGATACGGCTCAAGCGGCTTGATTCCGTTTAATACCGCCTCCGAGAATTCAAGTTCATCAAGGTCTAGCTTAGTAGGTTTAAGTCCGACTGTTTTATTGGCCTTCTCCCTTTCAATGTCAGTTTTCTCTCTAAGGATATCAACCTTTTCACCCTCAAGTCCGGTTTTTTCCCTAAGGATGTCAACTTTTTCACCTTCAAGATCGAGTTTCTCCCTATCCAAGGCTTTGCGATAAGCCATCTTGGCGTTTTCAATCGCACCCTTGTCTTTGCCCTCCTGCTGGAGTCGAATCAAATTGTTTTTTGCAACCTCAAGATTACCAATAAGAGAAGTTGTCTTAGCTTCGGTTTGCCCAATCTTTGAGGTGCCTACTTTTTCAAAGTAAGCATTCATCTTTGGAACATCAATGTTGGGGCTTCCGTCTTCGTTAAAACCTATCCACGCTCCAGCATCAATGGCTTTATTGATTGTTGATGCTTTTAGTGTGTTAGAAGTGGTTTCTGCCCTATCTCTGGCTTTTAACAACTCGGCCCGAGCAGAATACTTCTCAAGGTTGTTCAGCATCTTGTCCGCCTCAGCCCTGTACGTTTTAGACTTGAATGGCGGAACAACTGGAAACACTGCGTTCGGCTTAGAATTGTTCAGGTAATCCGAAACCTGCTTACCAAGAGTCGAGAACGTGTTGTACTCATCAACTTGCGCTTTCCGCTCGCCAATTGATTCAGCAAGCGAATCTTCCCGAATCTTGTTCTGAAGTTCCATGCCCTGCCGCTGGAGTAGCGACTCCGCCGTCTGCACCTGCAATTGCTCCATCATCCGCTTCTGCGTCTGTGCGCGGTCGTAGAGGCTTGCGCCTAGCTGAAATGCTTGAAGAGTTTCGTCGGCCATAAGATTAGATCCAGTTAGCTGAGTCAGTAGGTCCGCCGATGTTTGTTCTTGGGAAAGAATAAATCTCAGGGTCGTTCTGAGGGTTGTAAGAACCAGCGCGATAACTTCCCGGCATCTGCTGCATCAACCCGCGCTGCATACTTGCCCCGCCGTACATTCCGCCAGCAGTAGAAATTGCGCTTCCAAACGCTGCCATCGTAGGATCAGGCATTGCTGCCACTTGTGCAGCCTGCAAATCGCGTCCGTACTGCTGCTGGTTCTGCTGCTGCATCGCTCCAATGCGTTGACCGGGAGTGATGAACATGCTGCTGATTGAGAACGGCTGCGCCATTCCGAACGTCCGCTGCTGCTGAATAAAGTTCTGAGCTTGAGCAAGACCCTGATTCTGGATCTGCATCGATGTCAGACCAAAGTCGCGAGCGGCCAAATTCCTACCAACACCCGAACCAGCGCCGTACCCTCCGCTAAGCGCACGTCCAGCAGAAGATCGTTGAAGCTGCGATTGAACGTCCTGCGAAACCTCGCCACGCAAATTCGCGCCAATGTTCTTTCCAGCCTGCGAAATTAGTTGGTCATAACCGGGAATTGCACGACGAAGCTGCGCCTCAAGCTGTGACTGCTCGGCAGCGGTCGTCTTGGTGGCCAGTTCGGTTGCCGATTCCAACGATCCAATATTTTGCTGGATTGCCTGCTTCTGCTCTGCCGCAAAATCAATCGGCTTGAACGCCGGAACCTTTGGCTTGCTGCCCTTGCTCAGCAAACCGCCAATAAGACTTGATCCACCAGCGATTGCTGCCGCACCTAGAATAGCTCCCATAAATTAAAAAACCTCCTTCACAAGACGGTTGCCGTTCTCAATCGAGAACACCTTTTCAGGTTCGTGACGTTGGATGTTCATGGTAATCAGACGTGCAGCTTTCTCCTCGGGAAAAGCTCGCTCGTTATGAAAGCAATGAATCCATATCCGACGCAAAGTATCCACCTTAAAAAGTTCTCCCTCTTCGATTGTCATCACGCTATGTGACGATGCCCATTTGTCAGCATACTCGCGAAGCATCTGAATTGATGGCAGATGAACCTCGTAACCAAATCGCTCGGTGCATTCTTTGGCCGACGACTCCGCGTCCTTCTTGACGTACACCTTGACCGAGTCATGCACGATAGCCTTCGGAAGATATCCGTAGGTCGAGCAATCAGCGACGTACTTGTAACGGTTCCGGTAATCTTCAATCGACTTCTGCCAGTTTGAGTCAGTCGCACCCTGCTCATGTAGGCCAATGCAATCACCCTCCAACGAGAAAAAGACCGACATGAATGCCGATCCGAATCGTGGCAACCCGCAGATTTGAAAGAGTTTACCGTTCATTTTTCATGCACAAAGATGTCCAAGCCGCTGTTCGAGCTAACACAAAGATGGCCGACTCTGAACCGTGAATCATTCCCAGTTCGTTGCAAATTACTGCGCTGTAAAGAGCCGCATTCGGATGAACGTCTTTTCCGACTTCTTTCATCCAGCCGTGAAGCTGATTGATGCGGTCGTTCGCCTTCTTGAAGTCCACCTCAATAATCTCGCGCACCCGACTCCACGCTGGGTCAATGCTGTCCTTGAAGAACGAGTTCCCGAAACCGGGAATCTTCATGCCAGACAATATGGCCGACTTCAAAGATCGTTCGTCAAATTTCTCGTAAACGAATCGAGCAGGACCAATCGGGCCATGAGCATCACCAAGCGTAAGGATAGCGGAAGCAATTGCGTTGGTTAGCTGCGCGCTACCAAAGAAAGCGTTAACCGCAGCGCCGGAACTAGCGTTCTGATTGTTCCGAGCTGCCATGTCATGTGCGTCAAAGACAGACTGAAGCAACTCCAGTTTCTTTGGAGTCACTTCTTCCAGCGCAAAGTCGATGTTGAGCTTTAGAACCATTGGGAGAATCCACCGCCGTTTAATCCGACACCGACCATACGGATCGTAGCAACTGCGTCGCCTAGGTACTGCATGGTCTGCTCTTGCACAGCCTGAACAGCCTTGGCTTCGTAGGCCACTGCTTCCTGAATCAAATCGTTTTCCTCCTTACGAATCGCCATGACCATCAGCTTGATGGCATCAGGACTCGGCGGAATGAGGTAGTCATTGACGCTCGTCGCGTTGATATGGCGCATCTTCGCCATGACCGTCACCGGCTTATCCTCGTCGTTGTTACAACGATCCGTCAGGTAACTGCGGCGGTACTGCGGCAAAGTTTCATCAGGGTCGTAAACTGCCAGATCAAGCTCCAGCAATGTCGTTGCATTGTACTCGTACAATCGGCTCGACGTGTTGGTTGCCTGACGAATGACGCCGGTCAGCGATATGAACTTCTTGGTCGATTGAACGTACGGCAACGCGAGGGTCAGCTTCTCGCCGTCGATCCACACGCCGCCAGACAGTGTGCGAATCCATTGCCCGTTCTGATCGACACCTTGCAGGGTGATGGTCTTGCCAACGTCAGAAGCGTCGCCGGGATAGACTCGAATGAAGCTATTCGTCTCGCCGGACATGTCGCGGTAAGAAACGACGGTGCCACGATCCACAAGCTGCTTGCCGACGCACCCGCCATTGTTCTCTCCGAGCAATCCATATCCGCTTTCCTGAAACTCGAACCATTGATTGCGAACTGTTCCAACGCCGCAGCAATCGGCTACCGACTCGATGGTTTCGATGTGACGCGGCCAAGTGATGCACCCGCCAACCGTGTGGATGGTGAAGCGTCCGTACGCGCCTGCCCACAATCCCTTGTGCAGAAGCCGTCGGCACGCCTGATTGATGTAGTCGTAAACGCGAGGGTCATCGACGCAGACGCCGACTACACGGGCGATTGTCGAGCGAATGTCCTGAACGATTAGCTTCATTTGGTGTAATAGATTCGGTTCGTTCGCTTGATGAAGTAAACGCCGTAGAACGGAGGCAGATTGTTGTGGCCGACAGCGTTCTGGGTATCGTTGCCAGTCTTGTCGGCAGTGGTAGTTCCGATATCACCAGTAGTGATGTTTGGTCCGCTTCCGCCGCCACCGCTTCCAGCAGCACCTTGAAGGATCTGCGTGGGGTACGAACCGAGTCCGCTCCACGACTTGTTGACGAGGTAATAATCGTCGTTTGCCGGAGCAATCAACTGAGCAACACCATGCGTGTGTTCGTTGAACGGAGTCTCAGGAACCGTTAACGTGTGCTTGTCCTCGCCGACAATTGATGTGGCAGTTGCGGTTCCATTGACAGCAACCGCACCGCTCGCCGCAAAAGCGCCAACACCGACCGGGAATCGAGCGTCAAACGAGGTATCAACCATCCACATCGCTCCGGTGTAATTAGTCGGAGTGCCGGAAGTTCCATCACCGCCGTCGTACGAAAGAAGATCCGTGGTCGTTCCAACAAAGATGCGACGATCATAACCATTCGCTGCAACCGGATTTTTATAAACCCAGAATCCCTGATCAAAAATCCACCACTGCCCATCTTGATCAAGCCACGGATAAATCCGATTGTTGATCGCCGGAAACGTCGGTCCAAAATTGAAGAACGAGTTTCCAATCGTGCTGTTGAAAACGGCTTGCGTGCCTCCGATGATATCGTTGGCCAAGTTCTGGTAGTTCAACGGACAATAACTCACCGGAAGACTTGGAGGTGTAAGCGTGATTAAGG